AAAGCTGCTCGGCTCTCGTCTTAATCTGCGCTTGGCAGGTTCGTAGCCTTTGCTTTTGCAGTACGTTAGTATCTCAAGGTAGGTAGCATCAATGTTATTCATCATAATGCTAATGGGTTCTGTTGCGTAGTACTTGTCTATGTATTCTTTGCTTAGTTTTGTCATTGTATTGTTTTAGTGTGTAATCGGTTAAGGCTGCCATTACAAAACCTGTTGCAATAAGCAGGAAGCAGATAGCGTAGATCATTTTGAGTATACGTCTTGAAGTTGCCCAATAAGGTAACAAGCTACTAAAAATACGGCTAAAAGTTGTGCGGTTTCTTTTTTCATTGTGTTTGTGTTTTGATTAAATAATAACCAAATATACAAGTTCTACACAATCCACCAAATTTATTTTTGTAACCTTGTTGCAATTATAGGAAGGCATATCTGCCTGTGCCACGTTTAAGGCTGAAATTCTGCCAAGCAAGAGCCAAAGCCATAACTGCGTCATCATGGTAGCCGGAAGGGGCTGAGTACTTTACCCCCGTCGCCCCGTATTGATATTCAAACACTTCTAACTCTTGGCTAATTATCCCTTCTGGATAGCCTATCTTCCCTTGATGTATAGCTGATTGCAGCCCTTCCATTAGTTGCTGTTTGCTTGTAGATGTGAACTTTAAGCCCTGTATCATTACCCCCTCTCTTTGTAAGTCCTCTAAGATAGGGTCGCCAACCCCCGTAGAATCGACTAGGATAGGGCATTTAGGCAGCCTAATGATGTTCTGCTTAGTATTATGCCAATCCATTTGAAAGCGGTCAAAATAAGCCACGTTTCCGTTTTCGTCTAAGCCTACTATTACAGTCCAATCGACTGACTTAGCAAGGTCAATCCCAAAAGCTACAACCGGCATAGTAGTAACAGGGTGTAAGCAATTACGGATAAATTGGGTGCCGAATGGGTTGGCTGCGTTCTCAGCCGGGTTTGCCATATACTCTTGCTCAAATACAACTTCCGGCAGTTGCCTTCTGGCGTCGTCTATTTCCTGTGGGTCTATATAAGGGTTATCGTATGTAGTAAACTTAAAGGATTGCCAATCCGGCTCTGCTTTACTAAACAGGCTGAAAAAGTAATTCTTGCCTCGTGGTGTAGATAGGAATATTGCTTTACCCTTAAAGTCGGTTAAGGTAGGTCTAATTGAGTTAAGCCAACCATCTTCAAGGTTAGGAATAAAGGAAGCCTCGTCTACTATTACTAAATTAAACTTACGACCTCTCAGGTTGTCTAGTCGCTCCCCTGTAAAGAACTCAACCTTGCCCCCATTAGGGAAGCTAATATTTAAGTCCGATTTGTTATTAGGGAATGGAAGGCTATTGCATAGCTTCTCAAAAAATACCTTTGCTAGTTTATAGGTAGGGGTAATGTAAGCAACCTGACCGCCTTTGATTGCGGTTGTTATGCATTTGATTTGGCTGAGTTCCGATTTGCCGAACCTTCTACCGCACATAACAACTATGTACCTAGCTTCGCAGTTAAGTATCTTCTTTTGATTAATATGCCCGTTAGGTAGTTCTATCCGCATTAAAGAATTGTCTTGCCGTCTACAAATACTATCTCTATTCTGTTATCTGTTTGAATGTCTACTTGTTCCTTTGGCTTACCATAAACACGGGTTAGCAAAGTTTCTAAACTATAAAGGCTGCCCTTCTCTAAGCTCTTACGCATAGCTGCTGCTATTGTCTTTTCTAATACTGTTGCCTTTGGGTTATCCCATACGGACTTTAACTCCTCTAAGTCCATTGACATCATAGCTTGTATTGTATCGTTTATCTCAGATACCTTATATCCTTGTTCTTTAAGTAGGCTAACATACTTACGAGGTCTGCCGTTTGGGTTAGCAACCTCGCCTTTCTTAAATTGATGTTGTACTATATCTTGCGCTGCCATTGTGCTATTATTGTGCTATTTAATATAAGGTTGCCCGTTTCTTTTAACTTCTAATGTCGGGTCAAGTTTTAACATTCTGTCTACTATAACTTGGCAATATTTAGGGTCAAGTTCTGTTCCGTAGCACTTCCTATTTAATTGGTGTGCTGCTACCATTGTTGAGCCTGAACCAAGAAACATATCTAAAACTAAGCCATTATCTGGGCAGCTTGATTTTATTGCTCGTTCGCATAAAGGTATTGGCTTTGGTGTAGCGTGTCCACCTGTGTCTTTTCTTTCTTGTTGGCTTGTTCTACTAAAATGCCAAACGTTATTCATATTATCGTGAACATTATCAAAATATGCCCTTGAAGAATATAATTCATTTTTAGTTATTTCGTATTCTTTTTTCAATTCATTATACTCTTTTGCAAAAGCCTTTCCATTACTTGCTTGTTTTATTGCGTTATAATCTTTTTCAGTTGGAAATAACCATTGTGATTTTGCCCAATAATGTGAATGTGCTGAACTTGTAATTTCTAAAATTTGATTATTCGATAGTCCGCTCTTTTCTTTTTCTTTTCTTAAATAATTTAATATATTTTCGTAGCCTTCATAAAAGTCATCTACTTTTCTATTTTTGCCATCTTGTCCTAACATAACAAATAAACACTTTTCATCAGCTACTGCATAGCTTCTTCTTGACTCGGAAAGTTGCCCTTGTCCATTAATCTTATCCCACGTTATTAAATTCCTAAAATACATTTTATCTTCTTTGATATATGGCTTTAATATTTCGCTATATATATCCATCAAAGGCTCATCTATACCCCAGCAATACCAACTTCCGTTTTCTTTAAGGTGCATAAATTGTAAACCAATCCATTCCCTATTAAAGTCGAGCAAGTCATTATAATTAAGATTGTCATTAAGTACACCTTCGTTTTCTTTTTTCATTCCATAAGGTGGGTCGTTGTGTGCCATATCTGCCTTTTGCCCGTTCATTAACAAAGCTACTTGGTCGCTGTCCGTACTATCCCCACAAAGTAATCTATGTTCTCCTATCTCAAATAAATCTCCTAATACTATATCGGTTTCTATTCCCCCGTCTGGAACTGCAAAGTCATCTTCTTCGGCTTCTACTTCGATTGCATCAAAACCTGGTATATCTAAACCCCAATCTTGTAGTTCTTGCGCATCCCAATTATTAGCAAGGTCGTTCCAATCCCACTCTCCATAGCCTACATTGTCTTTAACTATAAATTCCTTTTGCTGCTGCTCTGTTAATTCACTTGCCTTTATAATAGGTATCTCTTTAAGCCCTGCTTCCTTACAAGCCTTTAATCTCATATTGCCACCAAGCACAACCATATCATCATTTACAACAATAGGTCTAAGGTTAAGCATTTGTGGGAACTCATTTATTGACTTTACGAGCTTTGCAAACTTATCGTCCTTAATTATTCTGGGGTTGTTTGGGTTTGCTTTTACTGTGTTGATTGGTACGTTTTGTATCATAGTATTCCGTTTATAATATCGTTAGCTTCGTCTAATGCATCTTCTTGGTCTAAATAAGTGTCTACATCTTTTATGTGCTTGTTAATTAATGTTTCTGCCATAGCATAGGTATAGTGTCCGATTGTAGTCATATCGTCGCCTTGCGTTCCCGTTTTACATACTGCTACAAAGTAAGCCTTATGTGTAAGCAATAACCAAAGTGCGTTTAACTTTCTCATCTGCCTTGACCTCTATATGCTTTTTCTCTGGGGGTGTGCTTATTAAAGGACTTCTTTGCAGAGCCTCGCTTTCTTTTCCCAAAGCTAATTTTGTTTTTATTCTCGTTACCTTTTGCCATGCGGTATATTTTTTAAATGTATTTCAAATATTTCCTCAGAAGTCCACCTGTTTTTAAAATCATAGTCGTAATGGCAATCCCTGCACATAGCACATAAATTAGTTATATGGTCTTGCAGTTGTTTTCTTTTACTGCCGAACTTTGACCTAGCTACTATATGTGCTATATCTACCGCTACTTTGCCACACACTTCACAAAGAATAGTGTCTGACGTATCAAACCCCATTCCTTGTAAATAGTTTAAAGTGTGTCTCTGCATAGTTTCCCCATTAAATTTCTTCGTTGATTAATAATTAATGTGTCTCTGCATAGTTTCCCCATTAAATTTCTTCGTTGATTAATAATTAAAAATTTAACTATGCAAATTATTTTCTGTCTATTTCTTTTAACTTATTGATACTCCACTCTATCCCACTCGTACCTCCCCACGCATCCCACATTAACCCACCGCAACCTTCACTATAAGGAACATCTTTATGCTGCTGATGTCTTTTAAAAGATGCCATTCTTGCTATCGTATCTCTGCTGATTGGTTCTTTGTTAGCTAATTGTCTTGCCCTTGCTTTGCCTGTTGCTTCTCCGCAAGAACCCCATCCATTTTTCTCAGCCCATTCAATAGCTCTCTTTGCGTTGTTAGTTGCTGACTCAGGATAATCGGTGTAGCTATCTGCAAACTTACCACCGGCTAATATTGCCTTCCAAACCTTCATAGCTTTTTCTTCGGTGTCGTAAACACAACCTCCGTTGCCTATCTTAAATTTCCCGTTAGAGCATTTTATTACTGGCATAGTTTACTATAAATATACTTTCTGTCTAAATTTATTGCCTCGAAGTTATAATTCTTTTCGCAAAACTCAAAAAGCTTCTGTCCGCTCTCTTTTCTCATAGCCTCGTCGTTTACTAAATCCTTTATATGTTTATACCAATCCTTCTGGCTTTTAACATAGTGAACAGGTAAATCTAGGTAGGGATTGACAAAGCTAACTATTGCCGGGTTCTTTTTAGCTGCCGTTTCTAATACTTTAAGATTTGACTTCATAGCGTTAAACCTGCTATCTACTAACGGAATTACTGAGATGTCGCTATCTGTATAAGCCCCCATATATTCCGTAACCCTTGCATAGTTATAGATTGTAGGGTTAAGTTTTAGACCACAAGTAAACGCTCCTATCATCTTATCCCATACCGGCTTTTCTCCGTCGTTATATCCGGCTATTACAGTCCTTATATTCATTCCTTGCAAACGCTTAAATGGTTGCTTCAATAATTCTATATCTCTTTCGTGCGTTCCGCTTCCTGACCAGAATAATCTTACCCGGCTATCTTCTGTCTTGTTATCCATAAACTGCTCCTGCCCGTAAGGTAAAGCGTTTGGTAAGATGTGAACGTTTTTATTGTATTGGCTTATCTCTGCTGCCAATCTTTCGTGCGTACAGGTGCAAAGGTCAGCTATCTGCATATAACTTATAATTTGCTCCGGTATTTTATTCATAAGATAACGCTCATACAATAAATGGCTTGGCTCTAAGTTCCAGTAGTCGTCGTTATCTACAACTAATTTAAAGCCGTACTTAGTTCGCCACGCATCCATTTGAGCTGCCGTTATCTCGTTTAGCATTCTATTCATAAGAACAATATCCCACCCCTGTTCTAATAATTCATCATTAAGTACGTCGGTAATAAGTGCGTACTCTTTTTCTAAGTGTACTATTGGCATCATTATCCGGTGCAGTCCAACACCCGAGTTGGCAGAAGTTATACAGAGTATTCGCATCTTATTTTGTTTTGGTTGTGATAGATGTCTTGGTACTTTTCCCATACGCTCTGTGCTCGTGCCAAGCTCTCGTCTTTCATTCTTCTATATTCAGTTCCGTTGCCTACATCGTGTCCTATATGCTCCGACCTCATATCCGGCAGGTAATAGTTAGTAAATCCTGTAATGGTTGCTCTTTCTCCGTAATCTCTATCCTGCATTCCATACGGGTCGTACTCCTCATTGTAACCGCCTACCTTGTCTATTAGTTCACGAGTGATAAAGTTATCGCCAAAGGGTGTGTGCGTTTTATGTACCCCGTCTACTAATGGTGGCAGCTCCTCTACACAATGTATTCCAATTATGCCAGTTTTTGACACACGTTGAGAAAACATAACCCAATTTTGCAGCCAATTGGTTGGTAATAGTATATCATTAGCTAACAAGCAAACCGCATCATAGTTTTGTGTTATCCTTAACCCTGCATTTACTCCGGCTGCTATGCCTCGCTTTTCTTTTGATAAATCGTAACCGGCAAACGGATAGTTAAAGTTTTCGTGGGTGTCGCTTCCGTTGTCTATTAAATAGCAGTCCGCATTGTAACCAGAATTAAAAAAATTTTGGTTAATTACACGCTGCGTCAAGTCGTGCCTGTTTTGTGTTAGTAATAAGATTGCTACTTTCATTATCTTATGTTTGAGCCTATTTCTTTTGCCGGAACTCCTGCGTATTTAGTATTTGATTTTGCCTCTCCTTTAAAAAAAGCACTTGCTCCTATCATACAGTTTTCTCCAATGTGTGCGAACTGATGCAGGACTGCGTTAAGTCCTATATTGCTACCCTCTTCAATTATCGAGTGACCGCCTATCTTAGCTCCGCAGCTTATTGTTACATTGTCAAAGATTTGGCAGTCGTGTCCTATGTGTGTGTGTTTCATTATAAAGCAACTATTCCCTATAAATGTATCTATCTCAGTTCCGGCATCAATAGTTACAAGCCCTGTAATAACATTGTTATCGCCAATATATACTTTGCCTTTTTCTTTTTGCCAGAACTTCTTATGCTCTGCTTTGTCGCCTATTATACAATAAGCTCCGATGTAGTTGCCATCTCCGATAATTACGTTATCGCCAATGATA